GAAACAACAACAAGAACTTGAATATCAAGAGTTTGATAAAGAACAATTAGAAGAGTTTATTAAAGTGGATGCAACGCCATGTCCAAATTGTTTTAAACCAACCTTACTACGTAATGAATCTGAAGCAAGCTGTGAAGCATGTGGTCAGGGTTTTGATTATGTTGACGGTGCACTAAGATTTAAATAATGATAAATAGATTAGACGAAATGCATACATATGAATATGAATTAGGTACAACAGGTGCTATAGAATTTGAATATGAGTACGAACCTGGAGAAGCTGAAATAACTTACTATTCTGATGGATCAGGTTACCCAGGTTCAAGTTCAGAAGTAACTATACATCACGCATGGATTCAGCTTAAAGATAAAAGTGGTCAACTAATAAATGTAGACATACTTCCATACATTGATACAATAGAAGAATTAGATTTAGATAATATTATTTATGAAATAAAAAACCGCCATGAAGAAAGATAAAAAAAAAGAAGTAAATAGAGATATCCCACTAAGAGGTCATTGGGAAAAAAGAAACGATGACAATTTAACTCAAGGAAGATCAAAAGAAAAAATGGAAAAAACATATAAAATCCTTGAATGGACTTTTATACTTGCTCTTATAGCATTAGTCAGTTTTGTTATATATTATAGATTTGAGTTATGAATACTATAATATCAGATCCAGGTGATGAACAACCAGGGTGTTATATAATAACACTAATAAATGAAAGATAACTTATTTGTAAAAGCATCTATAAAAGATGGTGAATTACATTTTCCTATAAAAGCTGCAGGAACAAGATTTAAAAAGTTTTTGAATCAGTTACCTGATGACTCTAAATTAGAGATATTTATAGGTGTAAGTGGTGATAAAGGTAGTAATCCTCAATTAGCACGGTTACATGCTATGATTAGAGAAATAGCACAAGAAATTGGCTATACCTTTGAAGAAGCAAAATTAAATGTAAAAAGAGCTTCTGGGTTATGTTTTGTAAGAGATAAGCAAGAGTATTGTAAATCCTTTGCAGATTGTGATAAAGATGAATTAAATCTTGCAATACAAGCATCCATAGAGATGGGAGACTTTAGTGGTATGAACCTAAGATAGCTATTTAACTATAGTCATCTTAGCGTTTATATCTTTTAAAGCTTCAGTAACATCTTGTCCTTTTTCAATCATTGTAGTTAAATCAGCTAACTCAGATTTTGTTACAGTAGTTTCTGTTTCAATTTCTAAACCTTGTTCATGAGCATGATATTTAAAAAGTTGAAGTAGAGAAAAAAGTGTATATATATCAGCTTCAAATTCATCTAATTGAACCTCTACTTGCTCTTCTTTAGGTTTAAGATGTTGTTGAACTATTTCATTAAATTTACTAAAGATAACAGGCATATCAGCACCTCTACCAGAATTAATAATTGCCGTATTAGTAATTCGTTGAAGACCGTGGATATATGCAGGACTTAATTTTATATCTGTAATATTTTTAGTAAAGTCATAGGTAATTTGAGAGTGTAATTTATCGTCAGCCATAGTAATAATTTATTTATAGTACAAAGGTAACAAAAATATGCAAGAAAATATAAATCAAATAAAGAAAACATTAAAATTAAACTTTAAAGAATCTGGATGGAGCAATATATTAAATCCTTTTTTAGATAGCAAAGAGTTTGATAGTATTGTAGATAAGCTAATTAACTTAGTTGAACAAAATAGAAGATTTACACCAAAGTTTAAGGATGCATTTAATCCGTTTATAGAAACAAAATATCAAGATCTTAAAGTTGTTATAGTTAATCAAGACCCATATCCTCAATTAGGTGTAGCAGACGGATTAGCTTTTAGTTGTTCTAAAACTGGCAAAGCAGAAAAAGCTTTACAGTATATTTTTAAAGTGCTCGGAGATGAAGACGGAGATGTTGACTTAAGACGTTGGGCTAACCAAGGCGTACTGCTGATTAATACAGCATTAACATGTGAACTTAATAAAACAGGATCACACTACAGTATATGGAAACCATTTACTGAATATTTATTTAAAAGTATAAACCAAAAAAATAAAAATATAGTCTTTGTACTAATGGGAAGAAAAGCTGAAAGTTGGCAATTGCTCTTAAATGAGCAAAAGATACTTAAGTGTTCACACCCAACATCTGCTGCATATAAAAATGATATATGGAATGCAGATGATATTTTTGAAAAAATAAATAAAGAGCTGGATAGGCAAGATAAAACTTGCATAAACTGGTAATATTTAATATATTTGTAATAATCTAATCAATAATAAATGACTAGTAATCAAACACTTACGCATAAAGAAGAAATTTATGCATTTAAAGAACGTATTTTAAAAACCTATGGGATTAACATACATATTATGGTTGAAGAACGCGCTGAATTTAAAATACATTTAGATGTGCTTCATGCATGTGCACTTAAAGCATTAAAAAATAATGAACCTCTTTTTGATAATATTGAATCTTTAGAACATAGAACTAGATTGAGACCTTATTTAGTTTATGTTCAAGCCATGTCTTATATAGCTTTTAAAGAAGGATATAGTAAAACAGATATTGGTAGAACAATTAAAAGAGATCATGCAACAATTATAAATTCAATAAAACAAGTGGAAAATGCTTTTTTTACTAGTGAATTTATGGTGATTGAAGCATTTAATAATATAACTAAAGAAATACGAGCTTATGTGGGAACTCTTCCAGAAAATATTAAAACACAAATTAACACCAAATCAGGCATTTCTTCTGTTTGGAATGAAGCAAAAAACTACCGTGCCATCTAAATTAGATATAGAAATAACTGATTTAGTAGCAGAAGGGTTTTTAATATATGACGATGGGACGTATAAATTAACATCTCAAGCCAAAGCTTTTATAGCTCACCTAGATAATTATTTTATTAAAGCAAAAAAGAAAACTGATATCCAATTAATGGGTAAGGACTTTGCAGATAAAATAAATGACTATAGAGAAACATTTCCAAATAAAAGATTACCCAGCGGTAAACCTGCAAGAGTTAATGTTAAAATGTTATCAGAATCATTTAGATGGTTCTTTGAAACATATGAGTATGAGTGGAAAGATGTAATAAAAGCTACTAAAATGTATGTAAATGAATACAGGAATGCAGAATATTTATATATGCAAACCAGTCAGTATTTCATATGCAAGCAAGACAAACATAGGGTTAAATCTTCGACCCTAGCTGACTACTGTGATATGATCAGAGATGGTATAGATACTGAAGAAAAAACCTTTAAAGAAAAAGTAGTATAATGAGTAATAAATCAGGATCATGGGTAGGGCAATATGCTGCATTTAATGAAGCATTAAAATATATGTATGCTAGACAAAAAGGTGAAGAAAAATCTATTTACACTCCTTGGCCTAAATTCAATGATGCTGCTACAGATGGTTTAGAATGGAATACATTAACTGTTATTGGTGGTAGACCTGGATCAGGTAAAACTTTAATAAAAGATCAAATTATTAGGGAATCATTTGAATTAAACCCTAATGATGAATTTAGAGTGTTAGAGTTTCAATTTGAAATGGTTGGAAGAACATCAGCTATTAGAGAATTTAGTTCTATTACCGGTAAAACATACAAAGAATTATGTAGTGCAGGTAGTATACTTGGTACAGATATAATAAACCATTGCCATCAATACGCTAAGGAAAGGGTTAAAAATCCAGTAGATATTATTTCTACACCTATGACAGTAAATCAAATGCGTGAGCAAATTGATGTTTATATGGATTTACATAAGGGTGCAAAAACTATGATTACTCTAGATCATACTATGCTAGTAAAAAGAGCTCCTTATCAGAATAACACATTAGATATGTTATTTGAATTAGGTGAGTTTTTTACTCAATGTAAAAGAGATTATCCTTGTTTGTTTATTGCACTATCACAACTCAATAGAAATATTGATAGCCCAGAAAGAGCAATAGACGGTAAGTATGGTAATTATATACTTGAATCAGATATATTTGGTTCAGATGCTATGTTACAACATGCAGATATGTTAATAGGTATTAACAGGCCAGCTAAACAAAAGATTAGGTTTTATGGCCCTGATAGATATATCATTGAAAATGATAGAACATTAGTATTACATTTTCTTAAAGCAAGAAATGGTGATGCACGAATGAGTTTCTTTAAAGCTAAATTTGAGCAAATGAAAATTGAAGAAATGGATACACCTGGTCAACAGGAAAGAAGATAATAAACAAATAACAATAATGTCAATAAGCACTGAAGAACGCAAAAAAAGAATCTCTATTTTAAGAGAGGAGCATGAAGATTACTTTCAAACATCAGGTAATATAAATGCACTATACTATCCTAAAATGGCATATAGGCCATCAGGTAAGGATGATTTACATGTTACATTTTTTCCTAGTGAATTAGAAAAAGAAGAAGACATCTATACTGAATTTGTAAGTATAGACTATGTAAGTGAAGATCCTAAAAGAACTTTATATATTGTTAAACATAACCCACACTGGAAGTCTGAGTATGAATTAATTACAAGTAATAAAGGATTTGTAAGACACATGATACCTGTTAATGAATTGGGGGTTATTAATGATATAACAGGTAGAAATAAGAAGGAAGGTTTTATAAATACTAAAATAGTAGAACCAACTCTTGTACCAGATTTAGGTTTAGAAACATTGTTTGATTTACCCAATCCCGATAAGGTATCAGATACATCTTTATTAGTAGATAAACTTGAAGATATTAATCAAACATTGATAACATTAACCAAAGTAATAAATAAATTAATTAAATAACCATGGCACAAAGTGTATTAGTAATTGCAGACTCAGGAACTGGTAAGTCAACAGCAATAAGAGATTTAAATCCAGAAGAAACTTTCATTATAAATATTGCCAATAAGCCTTTACCTTTTAAAGGTTGGAAGAAAAACTACACACAAATATCTAAACAAAATGAAAAAGGAAATCTAGCATCACATTCTTCTGCTGCAGCAATTATTAAAGTTGCAAATCACGTAGATCAAAAATTGCCACATATTAAAACACTTGTCATAGATGACTGGCAGTATATGAGCTCTTTTGAGTATTTTGATAGAGCTAATGAAAAAGGTTATGATAAATTTACTCAGATTGCAGCAAACTTAGCTATGGTCGCAAAGCTTCCAAAAGATTTGAGAGATGACCTAATTGTTATCTTTTTAACTCATTCTGAAGATTCAACTGATATCAATGGTAATAGAAAAATTAAAGCTAAAACTGTTGGTAAAATGATTGATAATACATTAACTTTGGAAGGTCTGTTTTCAATAGTTTTATTTGGGAAGGTAAATAAAAACGATGATGGTGAACTTATTTATGGTTTTGAAACTCAAAACAATGGAGAGAACACATGTAAATCACCACAAGGTATGTTTGAAGATTTCTTCATTCCAAACAACCTGCAGTACGTAATAGACTGCATGAAAAAATATGAAGAATAAATAATTAATTAAATAAAAACCAAAAAAGTTATGTTAAGTACTAGTGGAATGAAAGCCGGAAACGGCAAAGAAAAGCCGGTTTTAGAACCAGGTAATCAAGTTGTTAAAATAAATGAAATTACATTTACTAAAACTCCTTATGATGCAGAAGCATATAATGTTATGTTACATGTAGAAGGAGAGCCTATGGAAGGAGATTTTCAAGGTTTTTTAGTAGATGTTAATAAACCTGATGGCATGCGTTATGCGGGTCAAGTTGGAAGAGTGAGAGCAACTCAGTATGCATTTAAAGATACTACACTTCCAAGTGGCGTTGAAATTAGTAGAGATACTGAAGTTATGAAAGCTATGATATTTTTAGCTGAACAATTAGGTAAACGTGCTGAATTAGATGCTATCCAAGCAAACACAATTGAAGAATTTATGATTGCTTGTAATGGTGTATTATCAGGACCTACATATGTTAATGTATGTCTTGGAGCTCGTGAATGGGAAAATAAAGAAGGTTATATGAATAATGATCTGTTTTTACCTAAAAGAAATAAGGGTGAAGTACCTATTGAGTCAATAGATGTTGAAATTAGTGCTTCTAAATTAATGACCTATGACAGCAATAATAAAAATCATTTTAAAGCCGGAGTAAAGAAAGTTGTTGCTGAAACAAATAGTTTTGAGCCAGCAAAAACATCTGGTGATGATTTTGATTTGTAAGTTGTTGATATAAAATTAATGGGGGTGGCTTCGGTCATCCCCTTTTTTTTATTTAATTTTAGCTATTATGTTTAACACAAAAAATTTAGTACTAAATGAATCTGATATACCTAGCTATTGGGTATTTCAATATTATTTAAATTTATCTGAACCATTAACAGGTCAGGATATAAAAATTACATCAGTATTTAATCCTAATGAAAAAACTCCTAGCTTTTGTGTTTATGTAGATACAAAAATTAAACAGTATAAGTTTAAAGACTTTTCTACAGGAAAAAATGGTAATAAGATTGACTTGGTTAAAATGATGTTTGATTTAGAATATTCAGCAGCATCAATGAAAATTGTAAAAGACTACAATATTTATGTTAAAACAAATGGATTTGAAAAAATAGATTTTAAACCAGCTGCTAAATGGGTGGTTGATTTTGTTAAACCAAGACCATGGAATGAAACTGATGGTGCTTATTGGCTATCATTTAGAATTGGAATGTCTATTTTAACAGAATATAATGTTAAACCTATTGAATATTATAATCTTATTAAATCTGAGTCTGATCAAGTTAAAGCATTAAAAATACAAGGTAATAGTCTTTATGGATACTTTAATAAAGCAGGAGAGGTATATAAAATCTATCAACCTACCAGTAGTAAACATAAATTTCATAAGGTAAAATCATATTTACAAGGCTATGACCAATTAAAATTTAATCAGCCATACTTAGTGATATGTTCCTCACTAAAGGATGCATTGTGTTTGAAAGGTATGGGTTATAATATAGAGGTTATAGCTCCAGATAGTGAGAATACTATGATTAAACCGCATGTCATTGAACATTTAAAAAAAAAGTATAAAAAAGTAATAACCCTTTTTGATAATGATGAAGCGGGTAAAAAAGCAATTAATGCATATGCAAATGCATATAAAATTGATGGCTTTGCTTTGACTATATGCAAAGACATATCAGATGCTATGAAAGAACATGGACTTGAGAAAGTTCATGCTCATTTAAAACCTTTATTAAAATTGGCATTAAAATAATAATATGGAAAATAAAAAATGGTTTATACCTGGGTCAGTGCCCAGTAGTAAAAATGGAAGAAGATGGACAGGTAAATACTTTATAGCTAGTAAAGCTGTAATGAATTATAGAAAAGTAGCTAAGGATTATTACGCAAAATATGCTGATGATTTTAAAGCTGAGCTAGCTAAGCATACATTACCAGCAAAAATATCTTTTACATTTGTTAGAGGAAGTCGTCATAAATTTGATTATATCAACCCCGCACAAACAGTGCAAGATGATATGGTTAAAGCAGGATGGATTGAGGATGACAATGCAGAATTTATTTTACCTGCCTTTGAACAGTATTCTTATGATAAAAAAAATCCAGGCGTTTACATAGAAATCTTAAAAGATGAAGTGTAGTTTATGGAAACAATCTGACATAACAATAGATGAATTTTTTGCAATAAGGTGTTTATTAAATGGCTCTAAAGAAGATTTTTTAATAGGAAAAAGTAATTTAAAAAATTTAAATTATAATGATATGGGAATAGTAAATATACTATTTGCAAAATCTTTGTCTCTTGCAAAAAGAAATAGATTTATATTATCTATTGATGTTGGTCCACTTGGAAATTTATTTTCTTACCATGACTTAATTGGAAAATCTATTTATAAAACAATAGTACAAAGAGCAAATAAAAAAATCTATAAACAAATACTTTATGAAATTATGAAAAATTAAAAACTATGAAAAACATACAAGATTTAGTTGCAAAGACAACTAAAGAATTAATTTTAGATGAGCCCTTTTATGGGCTTTTTTTAATTGGTATCAATAAAAACTATAGTGACAGAATACCTACAGCAGGTGTTAGTAAATTAGGAATTGGTATGCAGTTGACAATAAATCCAGAATTTTATATGAATTTAAGCTTGCCTCATAGGGTGGGATTAATCAAGCATGAGCTTTTACATATTGCTTTTGGACATTTAATAATGAGAGATCTATATTCTGATCATAAATTATTTAATATAGCGGCTGATTTAGAAATTAACCAATATATAGACGAGAATAAACTTCCTGATGGCGGATTAATTTTGTCAAGTTTTCCTGAATTAAATCTTCCTCATAAGGCGGGAACAAAAGTATATTACAACCTTTTAGAAAAAGCACAAGAAGATGGTACATGTCCCTCTTTAGATAGTCTATTAGATCAGATGGATGGAGAATCACAATATTGTCATAGTACTTGGGAAGATTTTGATGATTTATCTGAATCAGATAAAAAATTAGTACAAAAGCAAATAGAGCACCAATTAAAGGAGTCTGCTGAACAAACACTAAAGAAGCAGGGTCATGTACCGGGTGAGTTAGCTGAGCTTATACATAGGCTTACTCATATTGAACCAGCTAAATTTGATTGGAAAGGTTATTTGAAAAGGTTTGTTGGTAATTCTAGTGTAGTATACACAAAAAAGCTGAGACGTAAGTATAACAAACGGTATGCTGTTAATCCTGGCCTTAAAATCAAGTTTAAGAATCATATCCTTGTTGGTGTTGACACAAGCGGATCTGTAAATAATGATGAGCTAAAAGAATTCTTTAATGAATTAGCACATATGGTTAAGACTGGTCATAAAATAACTGTAGCACAGTGTGATACTCAGCTCAAGAATGTAAAGGAGTTTAATCCAAAACAAGATTGGGAAATACACGGTAGAGGTGGGACATCATTTCAACCTGTAATAGATCATTATAATGAAAAAAAAGGGTCATACACGGCACTTATATATTTAACGGATGGAGAAGCATACCCTCCAGAAGATTGTCCTAAAAACACTTTATGGGTACTTAGTAGTATATCTAATATGAATGACGAATTACCTGGTCAAGTGATAAAATTAAATTAATGGGACGTTATTATCAAGGAGACATTGAAGGTAAGTTTGTTTTTGGTTCTCAAAGTAGTGGCGCAGCAGATAGATTTGGTGTAGCAGGTCATACACCTGGCTATTTAGAGTATTATTATACTGAAGCTGATTTACCAGATCTTGAATCTGAACTTAAGAAAATAGAAAATTCATTTAAAAAATATAAAATTCCTTTATTAGCTTATTATGATTTGTTTGGTGTAAATGATGATGTTGAAATATCATTTGAAGAATATATTCAAAAAGGTGGTTTTAAAGCTATGAATGCTAAAAAACAATTTGATTTTAATGACTATAGAATAGGTAGAAAAATTCTTGATTGTATCAAGGAACATGGAGAATGTAGTTTTACCGCAGAATTATAAATAAAAAAAACAATTAAAAAAATGGCTCAAGTAAATTTAAATGTAACAGAGTTAAAAGATTTTGTAAATCACATTATCAAAAATAACAGATATTTACAAGAAAATAATAAAGCCCCTGTCTCTATAGAGGTGGTGGGTGAATCAGGTATTGGTAAAACTTCTACTATTGTTGAATTAGCTGAAGAAAACAAATTAAAATTTGTTAAACTTAACCTTGCACAGATAGAAGAGTTGGGTGACCTAGTAGGGTTTCCTGTAAGACAATTTCAAATGTTCAAGGAGAAAACAGTTGCCAACCCAAATAAAAAGATTGATGATCTTAATTATACTGCAGCACAAAGATCCGCTGCATCAATAGATTTAGCTAAGATGCCTGCTACTATTACTAAAAAAGTAGGCATGTGGGTAGATGAACTTGCTGTACAGGAGTATCTAAAAAATGGGTATAAGATGACAGGTAAGAACAGAATGTCTTATTGTGCACCAGAATGGATTGCAGATGCTAAAGAAGGTGGTATATTATTACTGGATGACTGGAATAGAGCTGATACAAGATTTATCCAAGCTGTTATGGAATTAATAGACCGTCAGACTTATATCTCATGGACGCTCCCAAAAGATTGGCACATTATGTTAACAGCAAATCCTGATAATGGAGATTATATGGTTAACAGTGTAGATAGTGCACAGAAGACCAGATATGTAACTGCTAATCTTAAGTTTGATGTTAATGTATGGGCTCAATGGGCTGAAGGTGCGGGGATTGATACAAGGTGTATTAACTTTTTACTTCTTCATCCTGAACTTGTAACTCAAGAAACTAATGCAAGATCTATAACAACTTTTTTTAACTCTATTTCAAGTTTTGATAATTTTGAAGATAATTTATCTTTAATTCAAATGATTGGAGAAGGTTCTGTAGGGGATGCATTTGCTTCTATGTTTACAACATTTATTAATAACAAACTTGATAAATTAGTTACACCAAAAGATTTGTTGACTCATGATAATGAATCATATATTTTAGGTGAATTAAGAAGTTGTATAGGAAAAGATGACACATATCGTGCTGACATTGCTGCTACATTAGCAACACGTTTAGCAAATTATGCTGTCGTGTATTCTAAAGAAAGCACAGTTACTCAGAAAATTACTGATAGATTAAAATCACTTTGTACAAAAGATTATTTTACTAATGATCTAAAGTATTTGGTTGTAAGAACTATCTTTAATGGCAATAAGCAAAAGTTTAATAAATTAATGATGATACCAGAAATCATTAAAATGACAATGAAATAAAATAAAATGCATTACTACTGTATTGTTTGTGGACAAAATTTTTTGTCTGAAGTTAAAGAAAAGGTTTGCACTAGTTGTTCAAGCCCTCACATAGTTAATAAAGAAGAAAAAGAAAAATAATGGCTAATAAATCAGTTTACCAAAATTATGATGTTGATGCATTAAAGCACTTCGGACTAGACAATGACCCCACTCACGGGGTCATTGTTGGTTCTGAAGAAAAAGATGCATTACTAACACAAGATGGAACTACATTTCAGAAAATACGAGATACTTTATCAGATCCAACTGAAACAAGTACTACGTTTATAACTAAGAAAAAAGCTTTTATACTTCCTAAATGTGATGTATCACAAGATAGATTAAAAGCTGCTTTAAAAGAGCATGGCATAAAAGTTACAAATGATTATACTCAAGCTGATCTAATTGTAGGACATAACGAGATTGCTGGCAGTTTTAATAATGGGGAAAATATTCAAAGTACTGTGCTTTTAGCCAAGCTTTGGAATTATGAGTTAGCAACGGGCTATTCTAGGAGAGGTAATTCAGCAATAATAGCGAATCTTCTTGATAATACTGCAAATGGTATTATAGTAACACCTAAAATAACCGACAATATTAGAAATTGGGACTTAACGATTGAAAAAAATCTTTATGATCAATGGATGATAACAGGAATGGCTATAAATCTAGCTTATATAATAGAGACAACCAATGTATCTGTAGTAGACCCAGAAACTATATTATGTAGCTCTGCTAATAAATTAATTTTAGATGAAGAACTACTAACTGATATTACTAGACAATTAAACGGAAGTAAAGAAGATGTTATGTTAGCTGCTAAAATTATACCTACTATAGATTATTCACAAAATTTTCATTTTTTATGGCAATTTGCTCAAAATAATAATCACGTAGTATATTCTTTTAATCAAGATAAGGACATGCAATATTGGATAAAAGAATCTAATTTTATAAGGTTTAGCAATGCTTCTGCTCAAGATATGATTTTATGGTTAGAAAGAAAAGATAAATTAGATAAAATATCATTCAGATACTTAGAACCAACAGTAAGGAGAGAAATCTCTATACACAATAGAGACTTATATGTATTTCAAGTCTCTGTAAAAAAAGAATATCAGAAGTACTTAACAATTAATGAATAAGCAATGAAAAAAAGATATGATATTAGTATATACACTAATGATGACAATATTGTAAAAGGTAAAGACGGTAGATTTAGATTAAAAGGTTCGGCATTTAATATTTCTTATACTGGATACTGGATGGCACACTCAAGTCGTTTAGGAGTATCAAAGGAATTAAAAAAAGCTATGGGCATTAGTTTTAAAAATAAAGAAAAGTTCTCTATACAAGATAAAATTATATATAGATTTCCCAAATTAGATTTGCCTAGACAAAAGGTTGATTTATTAAAAGAAAAATATAATGTTAAAGTAATTAGAGATCCTAAAAAAGCAAATGTGCATGTAGTATCAGAAAAACTATTTGAAAATTTATTTGAAAGTCTTTGGAACACATCTGTACCATTTAAAGATTTTTTTAATGTGCTTGATAATTTAAAAAAAAATGATTATTTAACAGATTCTGCTTTATCTGTAGCTAATGAATTAATTAAACAGTATGAACTTACTGATTCTATGATTAGACTTTGGTCTCCATATACTCATGGTTCTTCAAATGGAGATCAAATGAGGGACTTTCTTGTAGAGAATATAAGTAATATTTCTATTGGGGAACGTAACACTATAGATGTAGTATTACCAGATAAAAATGTAAATGACTTTTTAAATATTAAAAATAGTAATATAGATACGGTTTATGATACTGATATTACAGAAATTATAGATAAAGAATTAGCCATTATAAATAATACTGAATATGATAACATTTTAAAAATGATAATGAGTTCAGATAAGGATAATAGATCTTTAGCATTAGAAATGTTAGCTAATTGTAATATTAATAAATCATTTGATGTAGTATCTGGTATTTTTTATTGGGAATATGATTGGTTAAAAGATACAACCAATTGGAATACTGTAAATGTTAAAGCTTTAAGAAAAAGATTATCTAAATATTCTGGTGGAACTAATAACCATAATATTTATTCTTATAATAACTACATAAATTACTTAATTGAAGACAAACAATTAACTGAATTTGCTATAAATAAAACTAGAGAAAGTCTCTATAAAAATGTTTTAGGTAGTTTGGTTGGAGATTGTGCAGAGGTTTTTAATGTAAAGTTTGATAATTTAACTTTAAAAGAAAAATTAATAGAAAATATAATAATTCATGACTAGAAATCAAGAAAAAGAACAAGTATTTTATGCAAAAAAGGATTTTCGCTTTAGCTACTCTTCTTTAAATAAACTTTTATTTTCACCATCTTTATTTTATAAAGAATATATACTACGCGATAGAGAAGTAAGAACAGACAAACATCTTGTTGAAGGTAAACTTGTACACTGTATGCTTTTTGAACCTAAAAAAGTTACTGAAAAATTTAATGTTGTTCCTGGGAAAAGCCCTAGTGATAACATTAGAAAAGTAATGAAAGATATGTCTCTCCATACAGATGCAGAAACACTGGTCTTATGTGAAGATAGGATAATATTAGAATCATTAATGACTTTGAATCTTTTTCAGTCTCTTAAAACAGATGAACAGAGACTTAAAAAAGTTGTCACAGAGGACAATGAACCCTATTGGAAATTTTTATCTAATAATAATGTAGATGTTGTTGATCAAGATACATTAGAGCGGTGTGCTGATATGGTGGAAACACTTAAACAGAATGCAGATGTAATGGCTTTATTTGAACAACAACAGACAGAGTTTGAACTAGATCCTATTGAAACACATGCAGAAGCATTTTTAAAGTCAGATTTAGTAGATAACTCGTTTGGTCTTCATGGTTTTATAGATTTTTATAAAATTGATCATGATAAAAAAGAAGTTATTATCTGTGATTTAAAAACTACAGGTAAAACTATTTCTGATTTTCGCGAGACTATAGACTTTTATAATTATTGGTTGCAAGCAGCCATATATTGTAAATTAGTTTATGATACATTAGGAGAAAAAGCGGAAGAATACACTATAGCTTTTAAATTTGTTGTAATAGATAAGTATAAACAAGTTTATGTTTTTGATGTTACTGAAGAGACTTTAGCCGGTTGGGCTGATGGATTAGAAGGAGTTATCAAGGTTGCTGCTTATCACTACAGTGAAAAGAATTACCAGTTACCCTATGATTTCATTGTAGGAAACATTAAATTGTAGTATGAAAACGGTGTACACAGATTATTTTCAAAAAAGTAAAGTATTTCTTTATCCTTTATTAAAGTTAAAAAAAGGTATAGCTTATGTTCCCATACAAACTTATGTTTGTTGGGAGCAGGCTTATACCATTAATGATTACAGATTTTTTTGTGAGTATCATGCACCGGCATCAGTTAAGTTTATTAAATTTTGTGATATATATCTAAAAAGTCATAAACTTTTTCTTGAACACTTAGATCTTGGAGACAACAAACATATTTTTATTTTTGATTATAAAGGTTATAAAAAAGATTTTGATAGATTTATAGAAGGAAAATATTCACAATTTAGTTTGGATACTAAAATAATTATATTAGATTTCTTTAATACTTCAGGTAATATGTCTAATGTTATACATTCTTTTTTATCTCCTGATAAAGCTCATGCAGATTATGCAGAGGCTTTAAATATAAGTATAGAAAAAATTATTGATGTTTATGAAATATGCAGCATACCGGATATTGAAAAAGAGACATTTTATAAAAAAAATGAAATATTAGATGGTCTATTAGATAAGAACTCCATATATTTGGAAAAATAATAAAACTTAAATATGTCAACACAAATTGGACAAAACATGATGCTGATTAATTCCAGCTTCAGAAATGCTAAATCGTTTACTTTAATTCCAGTGAGCAATGACTCACCATATGTAGAGGCTATGTTTGACCCATCGTCAAGCATTTTAGCCATTATTAGTAAGGTTATGAAACAATCTTATCACATGGTTCCAAAACTTAATGATAATGGAGAACCTATAAGACTTAAAACACCAAATCAACAAAGTGGTAAAACTGTTAAAGAAGAAAGAAGATTAGTAGATACTTTTTCTGAGTTTTATTTAAGTGATAAAAATGATATTGAAACATTTATTCATATGTTTGCGGTTAACGCAAAAGACTTTGATTACAATAGCTTTTTTGTTGATGTAAAGGAAACAAAAGTTTCTAAAATTATAATGCCAAGCTAGTAGTAAACAATTTTGTTTGCTTTTCCCCTTACCCGGTCAATTAAAGGCACATTAATCTGTGTCTTTTTTTGGCTTTAAAATACAAATATTTATATGAAACATTGGGTGATGGATTACGAAACTTTAACTAATTGTTTTACAGGTGTTTTTGAACATTACAAAACTCAGGAAACTGAAATTTTTGTTGTTCATGATCTGCAGAATGATTTATTAAAATTTATTAATTTTTTAGAAAATAATATAAAAAACAAAGAGTGGCATATATCCTATAATGGATTAGCATTTGATGCACAAGTCACTCATTATATATTAGACAATCATTTTTTATGGAAAGATTTAAAAGGCTGTGAAATAGCTAACATTATCTATAAGTATGCTCAATCCTGTATTACTAAATCTAATAATAGAGAATTCAGTGATTACCCTCAATGGAAAATGTTAGTGGGTCAAATAGACATATATAAAATGCATCATTGGGACAATCCCGCTAAACGTTCTAGTCTTAAGTGGATACAATACAGTATGGACTGGCAGAATATAATTGATATGCCAATTCATCATGAGACAGAAATAACTACACAAGCAGAAATTGATCTCATAATTACCTACTGTATTAATGATGTAAGATCTACTAAAGAAATCTATAATAGATCTAAGTCACAAATAGCTTTAAGAAAAGAACTTACCAAAGAATATGGTATTAATCTTTTTAGCGCATCTGAACCACGAATAAGCAAAGAGATTTTTGGTTATTTTTTAACTAAAAAACTTGATATTTCTAAAAGAGATCTTAAACAAATGAGAACTTATAGAGGAACTATTAAAGTTGCTGATATAATTTTACCTTATATTAAGTTTACTTCTTTAGAATTTAATGTTTTATTAGATAGGTTTAAAGCTATAGAAGTTGATGCAATAAATCTTAAGGGTAGTTTTAAGTATAACATCTTATATAAAAATGTAAAAACACATTTTGGATTAGGTGGAGTACACGGGGCTGCAGCAAAAGGTATATATGAACCAAGTGATGATATGATGATACTATCATCTGATGTTACTAGTTTTTATCCCAATCTTGCTATTAAGAATAAGTGGTCTCCAGGTCATTTTCCAAAAGAAGCATTTTGTGATCAATATGAATGGTTTTTTGAAGAGCGTAAGAAGATCCCTAAGAGCAATCCAATGAACTATGTATATAAGATTATACTTAATTCTACTTTTGGCCTTAGCAACGATGAAAAGAGCTTCTTTTATGATCCAGAGCTTTGTATGAGGATTACTATCAACGGGCAACTGTCCTTAATGATGCTTTATGAGCAGATTATGGAGAGAATACCAGGTGCTATTTCTTTATTACAGAACACGGATGGTGTAGAAACTATTATACCTAAAGCGTACTATGATGAATATATGCTTATATGTAAAGAATGGGAAGAGATTACCAATCTTAATTTAGAGCATGATGAATATCAAAAGTTAATTTTAGGAGATGTCAATAATTACATAGGAATAAATAAATATGTAACTACAGATATAACAAAATGGAGAGACATAAAAGATGCCAATCCTCATTATCTATTTAAAGTAGAAAATGATAAATTTAGTTTTGCTCCAGTAAAGTTGAAAGGCAGGTTTGATTTTCATAACTTACAGTTACATAAAAATAAATCTAAATTAGTTATACCTAAAGCAATTTATGAGTATTTTGTTAATAATGTTCTTCCTGAAGAATATTTAAATACAAACAAAAATATACTTGATTATTGTATTGGTGGTAAGTCTAAAGGAGATTGGAAACAAGTAGCTAGAAAAATTGAAAATGGTTCTTTTGTTGAACGAGATTTACAAAAGATTAATAGATATTTTATAGCTAAATCTGGAGTAAAAATGGTTAAAGTTCATAAAATAGATAAAAGGGAAATACAATTAGAAGCCGGACGTTGGTTGCAGATTGTTTTTAATGATATGAAAATTGAACCTAAATGGGAAGATTATAATATTGATAAGAAATATTACCTTGATTCTATTGAACAAGAAATAAATGGAATAATAAATGTGGCTTCAAATCAATTAACACTTTTTTAAATGACAGTTGAAAATATACATAAAAAAAGCCCCAAGGGTGCTATAAGATTTTCTTTAACTCTATCTGATGAACAGAAAAAAGCTAAGACGAAAATATTAAATTATCCTTTTACATTCATAGTTGGTAAAGCAGGTAGTGGTAAAACACTGCTTGCTGTCCAAATTGCTTTAGATATGTTTTTTAAAAGAAAGTATAATAAAATTATTATTACTAGACCTACTATATCTACTGAAGACAATGGTTTTTTACCTGGGTCTGAAAAAGAAAAAATGGAGCCTTGGTTAGTCCCTATTAGATCTAACATGAGAAAAGTTTATAATAAACCTCAAATATTAGAAAAATTAGAGAAAGAAGAAAATATTGAATTGGTTTCATTAGCTCACTTCCGTGGTAGAACGTTTGACAATTCCATAATTATTATAGATGAATTTCAGAACTTAACCAGAGCTCAGTTAGCAATGGTATTAGGAAGACTTGGAAAAGATTCAATGATGATTCTTTGTGGAGATAGTCAGCAAATAGATTTAAAAGATGCCAACTATTCTGCTATACATGAAGTGGCTAAAATAATTAGTTCTGATTTTGTACATAAAGTTATTTTAACAGATAACCACCGTCATCAGGCTTTAAATGAGGTGCTAGATTTACTAGCAAATAATTAAAAGAAATATTATAATGATTTGTTTAAGGCATTATAATTTATTACATTTACATTTTAAAAGTTTAAACTATGCGCTATAAAAAAGCAACACAAACAACACAAAATTATTTAGAAAATACACCTTTACCGGTTCATGGTAAGAGTTATACAGTTATATCACACAAGAGTGTGATAGATAACACAAAAAAATTATTGAAGGATAGTGGTTTTACTATTACTCAAGAAATATATAGAGCAAACATGAATGCCCAGGTTGCCCAAGGCATATATCATATTCGCCCTGATAATACTCAAAATGATTTAATCAATAATGAGAAAGAATTAGGGATGATGTTTGCCTGGACTAACTCTTATGACAAGAGTACAAGGTTTCAATGTGCTATAGGAGCACAAGTTTTTGTATGTGGCAATGGTATGATGTGTGGAGATATGATGAATTTCAAAAGAAAACATACAGGATCAGCAGGTCATGACATGGTTGTGCAATTAAGTAACCAAATCAAAAATGGTGAAAAGCATTATACAAGAATGATCACTGATAGAGACGCATTAAAAAATATATCTCTAACTAAACGTGAACAATCTGAATTATTAGGAAGATTGTTCATTGATGAAGAAATTATTACCTCTTCACAGATTAGTTGTGCTAAAAAGGAAATAAATAAACCTTCTTATATTTACAGCAGCAATGATGACAATGCTTGGACATTTTATAATCATATAACTCATTCATTAAAAATGTCTCCTCCAAGAGATTGGATGCAGGATAGCCAAAACTTTCATGATTTTATGATGACTGAAGTTGTACAAGCGCATTCACAAAGTGCCATTGCTGATATTGATTTTTCAAATTTTGAAACTAATCAGGATCCGAATTTTAATATTGATGATGTAAAAAATATCATTAATGAAAATGTTAAAGCAATTGAAATTGATGAGGAAATAAAACCTCTGCATTTAAACCATGAATTTTATACAATTTAATAGTTGATTGTTATTGGGCAAATACTAATAATAGCAGGTTGCATGTATCTTTGTTTCAATAATGAATTTGAAAATCGAGAAAGATAACCAACCGGGGGAGATTTTAATTTCCCCTGGCTTTCTCTTATTCTTTAATTAAAAAAAAATGACTGAAAAAGAAATTCATAACTTAATGGAAGTTCAGTATTTATATGGAAGATTAGATGAACTACATAAAGCTTTCATCGCCATCACTAATATAAATAATTCAAGAAAAATTGATCAACGTTTAGATAAGTATTATAATAAATTAAAAAACACTAGTGAGATGGCTTATCATCTCTATCAGGTTCAAAGAGCAACAACTGATGTGTTTCAAAATAAATCTAAACTAAGAATAAAAGCGCTTTTACAATCTTCTTTAGCACATATTGATTCTAAAGAATTAAAAGAAGATATTAAAAAGCAAATAGATAGTTATACATAAACTTAAAAATAAAATGGTTAAAAATATAAAATTCAATTTAGAAGCTAGAGATGGTTTAAAAAGAGGCGTTGATGCATTAGCTGATGCTGTTAAGGTTACATTAGGACCTAAAGGAAGAAATGTTATTATCAGTAAATTCTTTGGTGCTCCTCAAGTAACCAAAGATGGTGTTACAGTAGCTAAAGAAATTGAATTAGAAGACCCATTAGAAAACATGGGAGCTCAGATGGTTAAAGAAGTGGCATCTAAAACTAATGACTTAGCTGGAGATGGAACTACTACAGCCACCGTACTTGCTCAGGCCATTATACATGAAGGCTTAAAGAATGTTGCTGCAGGCGCTAATCCAATGGATTTAAAAAAAGGGATTGATAAGGCCGTGATAGCCATTGTAAGCGACTTAAATAAACAAGTCATAAAAGTAGGTGAATCATCTGCTATGATCAAACAGGTTGCCTCTATTTCAGCAAATAACGATGAGGATATAGGAGAACTAATAGCCCACGCCTTTAAAAAGGTAGGAAGAGAAGGTGTGATTACTGTTGAGGAGGCTAAAGGTATGGATACATATGTTAATGTAGTTGAAGGTATGCAATTTGATAGAGGATACCTAAGTCCTTACTTTGTAACTAACCCTGAAAAACTAAGTGCTGAATTAGAGAATCCTTATATACTGTTGATTGATAAAAAAATCTCTACTATGAGTGATTTGCTTCCTATTCTAGAACCAGTAGCCCAGTCTGGCAAAGGTTTATTAATTGTTGCAGAAGATGTAGATGGAGAAGCCTTGGCTACTCTAGTTGTAAATAAATTAAGAGGAGGTTTGAAAATTGCTGCAGTAAAAGCTCCGGGATTTGGTGCAAGAAGAAAAGATATGCTAGAAGACTTAGCTATTTTATCAGGTGCTGTAGTTATATCAGAAGAAAGAGGCGTTTCTCTTGAGGATGTGGATTTAAGTATGTTAGGTTCTGCAGAAACTGTTAGTGTTACCAAAGACAATACTATTATTGTAAATGGCTCAGGGGACTCTTCTAAACTTAAAGATAGGATTGCTCAAATCAAAGGTCAAATTGATACTGAAACTAATACACACGATATAGAAATATTACAAGAACGCTTAGCTAAATTAGCAGGAGGTGTAGCAGTATTATATGTGGGTGCGGCTAGTGAAGTTGAAATGAAAGAAAAAAAAGATAGAGTTGATGATGCCCTGGCTGCTACAAGAGCTGCTGTTGAAGAAGGAGTTGTCCCTGGCGGAGGTGTTGCATTAATTAATACTAGTCTTTCACTAGTGGATTTACTATGTGATACTCCTGATGAAAGAACCGGTATTGAGATTGTTTATAGAGCAGTGAGAGCTCCATTCAGAATCATATGTGAAAATGCTGGTGTCAGCGCTGATGTAAAATTAGAAGGGGTAATATCAAGACCCACAGGAATAGGTTATAATGCTAAAACAGATCTCTATGTAGATATGTTAGAAGCTGGAATTATAGATCCTTGTAAAGTAACTCGTGTAGCTTTAGAGAATGCAGCATCAGTTGCGGGGATGATTCTAACTACTGAATGTGCCTTGATAGATATTAAAGGAGAAGCCCCTCTTATGCCCCCAATGGGATCTGGAGGGATGCCTGGTATGATGTGATAGTCGGATATGAAAAAGCTTATAGAATTTGCACTTATATGGTATAGTCAACAAATGGCTATACCATTTTGGGTTGTGGGTCATATTCATTTATCTATAGCTACATATCATGATGTATATGAAATATTAACCAGTGTAGGTTTAAATGTAATTGTTTTAATTGGATTTATCTTAGATTATAAAAAAACAAAAAAAGATGGAAATTGAAGAAAAAGATATAGGTGCTATAACTGCATGTGAAATGTTATACCCAGAAATGGCTAATGCATTTAGAGAAGTACAAGCAGAACAATATACTTTATTTTGTCGTAAACAAATGGATTATGGTCCTACCAACATTGCTTTAGGTAGGGATTTAGCAATAAAAGAAAATAAACAATTCAGTCACCAGGGTTTATGGTTTCGTATGAATGACAAAATATCTCGCATACAAAACTTGCTTTGGAATAATAAAGAAGAATACAATGAATCTTTAGAAGACTCTTGGATTGATTTAGCTAACTATAGCATTATAGCCATGTTAGTTAATAGAAATAAATGGGGTAAGTAAAACGTTTAAACTTTTACTGTTTTACTGTTACATTAATTGAACCAGCAACAGGTGATCCTGATAGGTCTACTAAACGTATTTGAAAACTACTTGTAGTTTTTGCAGTTATATAACTATTATTAGTTCCTGGTGAATCATCACAGTACACCATTATTTGGTAATTTGTATCAAGAGAAGATTGAGCCCAAGATACAGTCCATTCACCGGTACCTGTGTAAAGTACAGTTAATGCACCAAAACTACCACTAACAGCACTGCCACCAGATACTAAACCTGTAGTATTAGCTCTAAAAGAAACTTGTGTTAAAGGACTAGTTTCAGCATACGCATCAAATAAGACATTTAAAGTTGAACGGAATGCATTATGTGTACCTGATGCGTCACCCCATAACAACCAATCGCTACCCGTTGGAGCAGTAGATAAAGGACTTGATTCAACAATATTATCAGAACCTAAATAATCTACTCCAAAATTAATTGTATTAGGAGTTCCTGCTGTTAATCCTAAAGTAAGCCCCGTTCCTGTAAATGTAAAATCTCCACTCACAGCTGTTCCTCCTATATCAATACTATTTACAACAGTGGGGACTGCTATTTCTACAGTTGTATTATTTACACCAGAAAATGCAAGACTGATATTAGCTCCAGCTGTAACAGATGCAATATTACCTGGGCTGGTTACTAGATTACCCCATTTAATTTTTTTATTTTCATCTGCTCCTGGAGCCACATCTGTTACATAAAATAGATCGTCTGAAGTCATTCCTGTTGCTAGATCAACTAACGAACCCGGACTCATGCCTACAGTTACTACACCAGATGTTGTAGATGTAATAATACCGGCATAGCGAGCCTGATTAGATGCCACCACACTTGTAACAGGAACTATTGCATCAATTGTTATACGATCAGTTCCAGTATTAGTAAGAGTTATATTAGTGCCCTCTTCTAAAAGAATTAAATCTGTTGATCCACTTGATGCAGCTAAATTTATACCTACATTAGCGCCAATCGTGGAACTATATAAATCATATGTAGTGTCACCATCGGCCATAGCAACAATAAAGTCATCCATACGCATGGTAAAGGCTTCCATTTTAGGAACATAACTAGAACCAGTATTTAAAGAACTTTGACTTAACCTACTAAACTCAATGTAATCTTGAGTTGGTCTAAATGCGCTTTTTCTTTTTCCTAATTGTAAAAGTCCCAGAACCTCTTGTACGAATATACTCATGATATTTTTATATATATAAGGCGGCTACTGTAACTGTGGTTACTGCAGTATAATCAATTTCTAATGTACCCGCTGCACTATTAAAAGCATCTACTTCAAAAGGGCCTAAAAACCCTTCTTCACCTGCTGCTAATATTAGTGATGCTGTTTCTTTTGTTAATGTTCCTAATAAGGGATCTATAACTGTTGTGACAACAGGAACTACTGATGCAGTTACTGATCCACCACTTCCATTTTTTATATGAAAATACTGTATACCTGTATTTGTCAGCAAATCACCATCTGCTGATGCAGAAGCATAAACAGGCTTTAATCCTGCTTGTGTTATTTTTTGTGCTACTAAAGTTGCCATAATTTATTTTTTATCTATTTCTGTAGCCGTTTTTAAAAGCTGCTGATTGTTCAGGTTCAGAAGCTCTTGTAGATGAACGTTTTATCTCAACACCTCGTGCTGCTAAACGCATTCTAGTTGCTGTAGCGGTTGCATTTTTCTTAGCTTGTATATTAGCCGGGATTGTAGTTGGGTTATAATAACCGTTAGTTGTTTCCCTTTTAAATACTTCTCCCTGTAGAGGGAATGATGCTTTCTTTGCCATGATATTTATTTTTTTTATTTAACATAATCTTTTTTAGCAGATCTTCTAATATCTCCTGCGTTACCGCCATATGATGCTTTACTCATTATTGGATCTAATACAGAACCACCATCCCTAAAACCTTTTAAACCTCCTCCTTTGGCCATTGATGTCATTGCTGCTTTTTGTGGAGTAACATCTCCATCTCCAGCTCCATAAGTTTTTTTACTTCCCATATTTTCTAAATTTTATATATTATACTCTCTTACTTTAATTTACGAAATTATTTCCTACTTTCAGCACTGGTACCATAGTAATAAGCAAAAATGTTACTGATAACTACACCTTCTATCATACCCATTAGATGAATAAAAAGTTCATTTTCTAATACACTAGGTATATAGACTACTGCATATATTGTAAAAATAAATGAAAGTAATCCTGTTACACCAGTAAGCAACATCATCCAATCTTGCTTTTTAGTTTTAGCTATTTCAACTTCTCTTCTTCTTGCAGAATCTCTATCAGCTACTTCTAAAGCATACATTTCTTGAATATATGATTTAGCTAATTGCTTATCTTCTATAGACATGTTAGGATCCTCCTTAATAAGATTACCCACCATTCCTAATACACCTGCATCTGGCAATAACTCACCAGCAACAGTTAGAATACTTGGAGCAACCTTTAATAAGAATTCACCAAGTTTAGTATCTTTAAATTTCTTTTTATCTTCCATCTTACTATTTATTTATAGATTACCATGTTGACTAACATATCAAAAGGATTACCACCTGCATTTGCTGCTTTTACTCTAAATTGTGTAGTAGTTTGAGTATCTGCATATACTTGTGCAGCACCAACTAAAGCATTGCTAGATACATTAACTATATAATCAGCATTTGCTAAAGCTGTAGTCCATGATACAATCCAACTTCCTGTTGCATTATTAGTTATTGTTATTCCAGCTAAATCAGTTGTATAATTTGAGTTTATAATGCTAGATGCATCAAAAGAAAAATAACCTATAGGACCCAAGCTTTGTGCAGGGAAATTTCCTAAAGTTCCATCGCCTAATACAACTTGTGATGAAGAACCTGCCCCGGCTACACTAAGAGACCCATTAGCAGTAAGAGGTGTATTTGTAACACTAAATGCAGAAGGCATAGATAAACCAACGCTTGTTAAACCTGTGCCAGTTGTAGTTAAATCAATTTCATTATCGTGAGATGTAATAGTTATAGAAGCATCTGACGATGTTAATGATTTAAAATTAAGTATTTCACCAACTTTGTCTTTCCATAGACCCGCGCCTGTGCCTACATTAGCTGCAGTATTTGGTTCTCCTGTTGTAGTTATCTCTACATAATTGTCATCTGTAGATGTAGCAAATGTTAAGTTACTACTCATAGATTTTAAAGATCTAAAATATACAGTGCATGCCTGTGTTGTTACATCAACATCAGTCTTTTGATACACCGATCCTAAACCTGCTGGTATAAATACTGTAGGAGAGTTGGCATGAGCACAATGTTCTGCAGCAACTTTAAAATCTTTTACTTTAATAACCTTAACTGACTTGTAAGGAATAGGAGAAGCAATGCCCGTCATTTCAGGTTCTTCATTAACCCCTATAACTAAAACATCGTTAGGACCTGCTTTTTCTGCAAATATCCCTCTTCTAATTAAACTTAATACATCGGTTAGAATGTTCATATTTATTTTTTCTTCTTGGGTCCACTGTGTGTCCAACCACCCATTTTATACTCTTGATAATACTCTTCACCTTTTGCATTAGAGGTTATTCTTTGTGCATCTCCCCCTTTTCTCATTTTTTCTTCTAGTGAAGAATACATGAGGCTATCTATTTCACCACCAGAGCTTTTACAAAGAAGCTTAGCTTGTTGCTTCAATTTTTGACGTTGTAATCCGTGCTTTTTCATGATTTATTATTTAATAATCTAATGTAAATGTTACAATAAGTAAGTATAGTTTTAAAGTGGAATACTCACATTCATCATCAGGAGTCATATGTTCCCAGCCTAATGCACATCTATTATGCGGCCAATGAAATGCTATTTCTAAACTCCAATTCATTATTACTTACAACTACAATTTTTACATGTACACCCTTTTTCATATGCGCAGATTTCTTTTTTACAATGGCCTAAGCATACTAAACCAAAAGTCAACCAACGAATAATTATACAGAGGTTTCTCATAACTATAATTTATAAACTATTTTTTACCTTTAATAGCTTTTTTGACAGCTTTAGCTCTTGATTTAGTTTCTTTAACTACCTCAATTACTTTTTCATCTACTTCAGTTTTAGACCATAAATAGTTCCAAACATCTTGCAGACTGCAGCTCCATAACAAACAAAAAAATTTCTTAATCATATCTTTATACTTTATACTATTAATATACAAATTTCTTGCAACTTAAACAAATATTAAAGCACTCTACTTGTTTTTGAGCCTTTCATTTTCTTTTTCCAAGAAATCTACTTTAACATGTAATGTACTTACTTCTTTTGTTAAAGAAAGTATTTGATCTCTCATAATATCCTTCTCTTCAGAACTATCCACCAATAATTTTTCTAATCTTTTAACTCTATCTCGCAGGTCATCTCTATACATATTTTGATCTGTTCTATCTAATGTGTCTAATTCAGTTTTTAATTTAATTCTACGTTCATAAAATCTCCATGCTCCAGCAGAAAATAGCACAGTTATCACCGTAACTAATACGTTAGTTATGTTGTCATATTGATCCATTTTACTTTTTTTGTTTTCTATAATATTGAGATGTGACCGTTATTAAATTTATGGTAGACATCAAAACAGGCATAAGCCAAAACCAATTTGCAGAATTTAAAATTCCTTTATTTAAAAATAACAATACTATAACAACTATTGAAAAAAGAAAAGAACCATAAGCCAAGGTTTTTCTTGAGCGTAATGATTCAATACAAGTACCCTTAATAAGGGAAATACCTAAGAGCAGGCTTATTGTAATAAGCACTGTTTGAAAACCAAACTGAGAAGTCCATATAGCAGGAAAAAATAAAAGCCAGATTATACCTAGCAATATTTCTATGGGTTCAGAATCGTAATATTTTAATATAACACTAAGTTTCTTTAACATCTTTATATATATATAGTATATTTGCTATATGTGAGGTCTATACTATAATAATATACAAAAAATTCATTTATGGAAAAAGTAAATCCTTTAATATTTAAAAATAAAGTAAGCATAGAACTTCTCCCAACGGAGACTCTATTTGGCTTAAAGCTCATTAACTGTGAAATTCTATGTGACGATGATAAATATCATTCAGTCTATGGAATAGAAATGGGTTTTATATTTTTTACAATTAGTTATGCAAATATGAGATCATAACTTTCTTAATTAAGCATAAATTTCTTAAATTGATAGAGGCTGTATTTCCTAATGGAAGTACAGCTTTTATATCTTTAAATAAATCTAACAACATGAACAAAAATATTTTCTTGCCAAGAACAAATATATTACCATATGAATATCCGCAACTTTTGGCTTACAAAGATGCTATTAGACATTCCTATTGGATTGACACAGAGTTTAATTTTACAGAAGACATACAAGATTTTAAAGTTACTATATGCTCAAAAGAGCGAGATGTTATTAAAAAAACAATGTTGGCTATTGCACAAATAGAAGTCAATGTAAAAACATTTTGGGCAGATATGTACAAACGAATGCCCATTACAGAAGTGGGTGATGTAGGGATGACCTTTGCTGAATCAGAAGTAAGACATAAAGATGCATATGCAAGACTATTAAGAATTCTAGGATTAGAAAATGAATTTAAAAAAGTCATTGAAGTCCCCGCTATAGAAAAAAGAATTAAGTACTTAAAAAAATACTTAGATGGTACTAGAAGCAGAGACGATAAGATGTATACTAAATCTGTATTACTGTTTTCTCTATTTATAGAACATGTTAGTTTGTTTAGCCAGTTCCTAATCATGATGTCCTTTAATAAAGAAAAGAACTTGTTTAAAGGAATATCTAATGTAGTTGAAGCAACATCTAAAGAAGAAGAGATACACGGAAACTTTGGAATTGAAATAATTAATATTATAAAAAAAGAAAATCCTGATTGGTTTGATAAAGAATTTAGAAGTCTTATTTATAGTGCATGTAGAAAAGCTTATATTGCTGAGTGTGGTATATTAGAATGGATTTTTGAAAAAGGGGAGCTTGACTTTTTACCTATAGAAACTATTAAAAACTTTATTAAAAACAGATTTAATAATTCTCTTAAGAGCATAGGAATGACGGAAATATTTGAAATTGATTCAAAACTATTAAAGTCTACCGAATGGTTTGATATAGAAATTACAGGTACCAAAGAAGGAGACTTCTTTTATAAAAAGAGTGTTGACTACAACAAAAAAAGTAAAAGCATCACAGAAGATGATTTATTTTAAAAATAACTAATTATGGAATACAATAACTATTACTGGCTAAATGATGAAAGCCGTACATTTTTATCAAGGGGTTATATTACAGAAACCCCGGAACAAAGAATCAAAGATATAGCTGTTAAAGCAGAGAAGTATTTAAATATAAAAGGATTTGCAGAAAAGTTTGAACAATACATGGCCAAAGGGTACTACTCTTTATCAACACCTGTATGGATAAACTTTGGTAAAGCAAAAGGTTTACCCATCAGTTGTTATGGATCTAATGTAGATGACAACTTAGACAGTATATTAAACGCTGGTCGTGAAATTGGAATGATGAGTAAATATGGGGGAGGTACAAGCGCTTTTATTGGCAATATTAGAGCAAGGGGAGCAGAGATATCTACAGGTGGTTTTGCTGATGGTCCAGTACATTATGCTAAGATTTATGATACAGTAGTAGATGTATGTAAGCAATCTGAGGCTAGACGTGGTGCTTGTGCAGTATACCTACCAGTTGAGCATGCGGATGTCTTAGAGTTCTTAGATATTGGCACAGAGGGCAACCCTATACAAAACTTACAGTATGGTGTTACAGTTACTGATAAGTGGATGCAAGAAATGAAAGAGGGAGATAAAGCTAAACGTAAGATATGGGCTAAAATTATTCAAAATAGAAGTGAGTTTGGATTTCCTTATATTATGTTTAAGGACAACTCCAATAATAACTCTCCTTACAAAGAGCTTGGAATGGATATTACAGCTTCAAATTTATGTTCTGAAATTCAACTTCCTACAGACAGCTATAACTCTTTTGTTTGTTGTCTTGGGTCTATTAATCTATTACACTGGGATCAGATAAAAGAAACTGACGCAATTGAAATATATGTATATTTCTTAAATGCAGTAATGGATGAATTTATTATTAAATCTGAGACTATGCCTGGTATGAAGAGAGCTTATAACTTTGCCGAAAAGCATAGAGCAATTGGGCTTGGTGTACTGGGTTATCATTCTTTGTTTCAATCTAAGCTTCTTGAGTTTGACTCATTACAAGCTAAAAGATTAAACAGTGAGATCTTTAGAACACTTAAGGATAGAAGTGAGATTGCTTCTAGAGAGTTGCATCATGGTCATGGGTATACGTCTCTTAGAACAGGATATGCTAATACCACTCTTATGGCCATTGCACCCACAAAGTCTAGTTCATTTATACATGGTGCTGTGTCTATGGGTATAGAGCCCATTAAGTCTAATTACTTTATTAAAGATCTTGCTAAGTCTAAGACTGTATATAGAAACCCGTTCTTAGAATGTGAATTGGATAAGTATGGATTAAATACAGATAAGACTTGGAAGTCTATATTAAATAAAGATGGATCTGTACAACATCTAGATTTTCCTACTAAAGAAGTCTTTAAGTCTTTTGTTGAAATATCTCCCAAAGAGATTGTATTACAAGCAGCACAAAGACAAAAGTATATTGACCAGTCGCAGTCATTAAACTTAATGATTGACCCATCTGTATCAGCTAAAGATATAAATAAGTTATATATGTATGCTTGGGAAGAAGGGGTTAAGACGTTATACTATCAATTTAGTAAAAGCTCAGCTCAAGACTTTGCAAGAAATATACTAGAATGTTCTAGTTGTGAAGGATAAAAAAAACCCCGGCAATTACACCGGGGGTTTTTATTATTTAATAAAGAAGTCTTGATCTTTAATTGCGTTTTCCCACTTCTGTAGTGTCCGCCAAATGGGCACAACATCTTTCCATGCTTTGGCCACTTTATATTGTCCTTTTCTAGGTCTATTTTGATAAACATATGTAGAATCATTCATAAAGTCTTCTTCAGTTTGCCATATCATTGCCAAAGGTGTCCATAATGATAAATTTACTGCTTCACCTATATCTCCTAACATTTTTGCTGAAGCAATAGGACTACTTGCCATCTGATAGATTTGCTCCCAAGACGTGGGAGTAATAGGCATAAATAAAACTAATTCCTTATATAATCTATCACTTTGATATGTGGTTAAATTCTTGAGTCTTTTAAGAGTATCACTATCATCATCATCACCAGAAAGAATTCCTTGTAGTATTGTATTAATTAACGATACAGATAGTATAATTCCTATTTCACCCATAGTTCTATAAAAACCATACAATTTATTTTCAGCTTTTTGGTCATTTAACCTACCAAGACCATCAGCACCATTAGATTTTAAGAAATCTTTTTTCATTTGTGCATAATCTTTCTTACCTCTAAAAATTTCCTTTTTTACAAACAAAGCAAATTGTATAGCAGACAAGTATCTGCCTTCCATCCAACCCAGGTTTTCATCAAAATATTGATGTTGAAACCTTGCTCTAACAGCAGGTGCTACCCATTTATGAAATTGAGCGGCTAAATTACCAAGAACGTGAGATTGAATAACCATTCTATCCTCTCTAGCATAGTTACCATGGATTTGCTTATTGACTTCTCTAATTTTGTTTCTAGTCTCATACCTAAAGTCATCATTGTATTCTTGTGTAGTCCCATCTTTATTTAAAACGCGGTTATAACCATCCATCAAAGTAAGACCATGTGTTTTAGAATCATAATTAAATGCGTCATATAAAGACATGGTGTCATTATTGCTGTTTATTAAAACAATATCCATAACTATAGCCATGCCCACTTTAGTCTGTACATTATACTCAGCTGCATCTTGCATTACATATCCCCAAGATTTAAATCTTTCCCAAATACTTTTGCTGTCTTCAGTTCTTCCTGATTCACGAATGTCTGTTGAAACGTCCATCATTCTAAGTAGATCAACAATAGCTTCATATTTATTATTAGGCAGGTCTGGATTATAATCATTTTTACCAATACCCGCTTTACCTAATGTTAATACATCTGCTGCATCACGTGCTCCTATAGCAGTTCTATGCAATATTCCTGATACAGCTTGTTTATTCCATTCTTCACTTGCTCTAAAATAATTCTTTTTGCTATAGAACCTAGACCCTAACATTTCAATATTATTATTGATCCTACCTACTAGGTAGTTGTTAAAGTTACCGAAAGGATTAAAACCAACATAAGCTAAAGAAGATACAGATATTAAACCATCTGCAAATTTTTCAGCTACTCCTTTTGTTACTAACTCATTATCATAATAAACCATAGACATAAACTTTCTTAGTCTTCTTATAGTATTATCAGGAGCACCAGTATCTTTTTTAAATCCTATTGATTCAGCGGCTTTATTAGCAATTTGATTAGCAGATCTCCCAAAGAAACGAGTTGTGCTTTCTTGAGGTTCGTATTCTCTATTTTCTA